TGAAGGTATTATACTCCAGGTATTCTACTGCATCTTCCCATGAATCTCCTTCACTGATCAGTATGTCTATGCATTTGTTTCGGCTGTAGATCACTCTGAATGATGTAGGGCATATGCCGGTGATCGCCTCATCAAACCCATCTGCGAATAGTGGTGCGTTGTCTACGTGATCACTGTAATGCTCAATAATTAATTCTTTGATGTTGCTCATTCCTGAATACATTTAAATGAATTGAAGTCTGGTGTTATTGTGTTGCCTTTTACATTTCCAGAGAAGTCTGCGATCTCCTGGTAGTATACTTTGTCTGGAGTAATGTGTATGACGTATGCGAACTTCCATATCCCACCACTCTTGTAATTGTCAAGTATGGCAAGCTCCCGTGCTGTGATTATATCTTGCTTTGTGGTGATTACCACTGCTAACTTAATACCATCTACTACCAGTGTGTAGTCTATGTTCGGTTGATCCCCGTCAACTTCCTTTTTTGTTCCTGGTGCTTTCTTTGCCCAGGAGTGCATTGCTTTGATCTCTCGCTCTAATGATTGCTGCATTGATACATTGGTATTTATTAAACTCTCTTACTCCCTTTACTTGATTATTTTTTGCTTTTGCTACACGTAGTACCACGGTTCTTCTAACCTCATACTTTGTCAGGTAAGCTATTTTGTTTTGGTTGGTAACTATTGCGATGATATCATAGTCGTTATCGTATGGTACATACCCACCTATGGTCTGCCTTCTCATTGTCAGCTCGACCTTTCCCTTGTGTGTTGTTCTGTACTTTACCTGGACTCTGAATCTTATGGTTCCTTTTGTAGCGAGGATATCATAGGGACAATTATGAGTCACCGGCATATGGGGCTGAAATCCGTGCTGCAATAGGTCTGCAACAATTAAGTGTTCACCCATTGCCCCTATGTATGATCTGAAGTCTTTATTTATCATCTAAAACATCCATGACTTCTTCCCAGAAAGCTTTTTTGTGTGGGTCTTCTGTTAGGTAATAGATTTGCTGTGCCTGGATAAATGCTGTTTTGCGATCACCATATCTATCCAATAGATCCTCAATTGTAGATTCAGTATTGATCCTCATATTACTTATCAGTGTTTACCAGGAGACGATCTATTTTATCTGGATCTAATTCTCTTACTGCTCTCAATAATTTACGCTCTTCAACTCTTGCTTGCTTGTATGCTGTTTTGCCGCTATCCGCTCCTAATTCTTGAAACATTCTTGCGCAGCGGTGCAGCACTTCATCGATAATCATCTTGTGATCAGGGTTATTACTGTAACTCATTTACTCTTAATTTAATTGCTTGATCAATATGGTATTCTTCCCGGACTGTTTCATATAAGTTCTGGGAAAGTCTCTTTACATCTTTAGGTGTTATACTGTTTACAGCTTCATTCCATTCCTCTGGTGTGTTGCACAATATTCCATTTTCACCATTGATTATAATTTCTTTGTATGGTGTTGTGTTTGATCCTATAAAAGCGCAACCGGTAAAGCCAGCTTCAATTGCTTTTAGGTTTGACTTGCACTTATCAAAGAGCCTGGTTCTTAATGGTGCTAACTGCACATTAAAGTTTTGATACAGCGTTCCGTATTCGTGTAGCGCAACGGGCTTTACCCATTCGTCTGCTTCCAGGATCTTATGGTAGTCATCTAAATTAGTTGTGTACGTGTAGTGCTTTGACCAATCAACATTCATTATGTTCAGGTCTTTGCGGTGGTTCTTGGCTCCGGTGTATCCAAACCTTACACTTGTATCGCTATTGAAATTCTTGACCATACTGAACTGCCCTTCTGTTGGGTTTATGGCGTTTGGTATTATCGAGTAGCTTATATCTGGATTAATGAGCTGTGCTTTTTTGTGTATCAACTCATTTGGTGTCCATATGTGATCTGCAATTTTTATCGCATTGATCATTGCTGTTCTTATGCCACCTTTTTCGTAAGCTTCCCTGGCTGAATTATCTTCTGGTAAAACCCAGTAATCATCAATGTCTAATATAAGTTTTACATCATGCTCTTTTAGCAATGGTGCCAGGCTGTTGTATCCTTCAGGTGTGAGTTGTAAGTGACGAGATGCAATAATGCGGTCTACTTTTGATAGATCCATAGTTAGCAAGTCGAGGACATCTTGTATAATGTGTACCTCTGCTAACCCTTGCTGTGCTATTCTACCGAAAGGCACAATCATTCTATGGTACAGTATTCCCTGGAATTCGTTAGCTATTACTATGTTCATTGGATTCTGATACTGCTGTTTTAATTAAATCTAATTCGCTTCTGATTTCTTTAACCGCATTGGTGATCATCTTGCGTACCAGTTCTTCATCTGTTACTGGTGTTCCTTTGTAATTGTGTAAGCTCTCGTAGAGAGATTGAGCCACGTCAATGACTCGGCTTGTGCTTGTATAGTAAAGTGCTGATAATTTCTTATTGTCCATGGCCGGTTAGTATATCAATTGTCTCCTTCACTTGCTCCTGGTTCCTGGGCATAAAGAGCTGATAATCGCCCATGCCATTTGCATTGAGATGGTGAAGAAATAACTTCCAGCGCATTGGAAATGTATGTTGACTGGGAACGTATCCCTTTGTCTCGATAATAAATTTATGTTTAGAGGAAAAGAAGTCTGGCGTGTAAGTCAAGGGGTGAACCTTTTTCCCCTGGTATGCCTTCATCAATTTAGCTTTGGGTACGCTCTTGAAGTACACACCACTATAGTGGGCTGAAGGGAGCAGTTCAAACTTCTTGCCCTCATACTCAAAATCAAAGCCAGCTTCTTTTAACCTCTGGTAACAATACGCTTCTAATGAACTCGCAAACGTGATACCATCAATGGTCTTTTTCTTACTATTAACCGCACCTTTTTTTCGAGCCATGCCCAAATTTAACCAACAATGTTGTTAAAAGCTTATGTCGTAGTTAGAAGTTGTTGACATTATTGTTATAGGAGTGCCTTGGTCTATAGGGTCATACAAGTCTGGACCGTTTAAACACCTGAATCCCGTACCGTCAGTATTCATTCTAAAATACATTGGACTATCCAGGCTTGTTGGCGATCCACCCAGTTCTGTTGTACGGACTTTACGCATATGGAATTCAACTGTCCTTCTATCCTCTGGTGTTGGAGCTTGAATTTTTCTATGGATCGTAGCTACTGAATCAGCAACATTCACGTTCTTACCGCCCCCTTCTGTGTCTTCAGCATATGGTGCTGTAGGCAATCCGTCTGGACCTTTTCTTCTTTGAGCTTCAGTCATTGCGTGCATATTCACCCATATTGCCAGATCATTACTAACGCTAAAAGTAAGCAGCTCTCGTAACGCCTGGTAATGATAATCGTGTGTACTGATAATACCATTTCCTGAAGCTGATACTTTAAGACTGTTATATGGATCAATAAACAATCCATCAATCTTCTTGGTCTGCATAGATTTCTTTGCCATTAATATAAGATCCGTGTAGCTGTATACTTCATGGTTAGAGATCAAGGTAAAGTGTCTACTTACCCACTTGTAAGCTTCTTTTCTTTCTTCTGGACTCATAGCTGCTAATGGTCGATCGGTATACATTTCCATCAACCTCACTTTTACCATTGCTGTTTTGTTTTCGCTTGAATATACCAACCACTTCCAGGAGTGTTTTGCTGCCGCCACTATCATCAAGTAGAGCATGAAGGTTGTCTTACCTACATTGCTATGGCCCATTCCTATAAACATTTCTTTCTTAAACCTGAAGTGCTTATCTACATTTGGGTTACCAGTCTTTAGTCCTTCAGGTATCCTTCCTTCGGCAAACTCAACCATGTAGTGGTAATCATCATCGTCAGAGCTGATAAAAGATAAATCCATCTCATCGAGATCAATCTCTTTCATTGCCAGGTTCTCTTTCTCTATGACTTCCCTGATCGGCAAATTCTTGCCATGTGAAACACCGTCTTGTATTGTAGTTTTTGCGTGATCTAAAGACTCAATGTCCTTCTTTGATATCTCACGTAGCAATACCCGGTACACCTCATCTTCTTCCAGTTTACCAGCAGCTATATATCCACCGGCTAATGTTGCGGCCTTAAGTAATGCGTGGTGCTTTTCACCATCTTCTGCCAGGCGAATGATACGAGCTGCGATGTTAAGCTTACGGTAATCTGTCCCTTTGTCCAGGGCGTTGATCTTTTGTTTTTCTACCTGGTCTATCAAAACACCAGCGTAGATCTCTGCATCCAGGTTAATTACCAGCTCTGGATCGTAGGATTCGAAACAAGCTCTGGACTCATTCTTGCCGGATTTATCCAGATCCAGACCGTAGTTTTTGTTAAAGTAATTGATCAGAGCATTAAACTGATCACGGTGTTTGTCTGGGAATTTAAGTTCTACTAAAGCTTTTAATCCATTGCCACTTGGAGACACCCAGATGGCTGCTATGTATTTGTCTTCAGCGAGCTGTCTTTTTACCTGGATGACATCTTCTAACTTATCAAAGTCTAAAATAGTCAAGCTGTTATGCTCCATTAAAGCATCGTCAGCTCTCCTGGCGAATTGTCCTGACCAGCATACAACCGGTAATTTAGTTTTATCTGAACGTCCGGCACGAACGTCTTCAATAATAGATCTGCTCTTCCCCTTCTGGATACGTTGAAGAGCCAGTCCAACCGTCTTTATTATTGGTTCCTCTTTCTGGTAAATCGTTTGAAATATTGTTATCTTTTTTTCCAGGAGAGTCATGTAGTGCTATTTTAAGTAAAATTAAGTAACCAATAAGGTCTTGTACGGTGTCTTCGGTTTGATCGCTGATCCCTTTGTTCTTTATTCGCATAAGCTTATCGTCTATACGACAGCATAGGTTTTCTATAGCTGATCCCCTGGCAAATACATTTGCCGGTTCTAAAGCACTATTACCATAGGCTTTATTTTTTTCTATCAATAGATCTATCACTTCCTGACCGACCTTTTGAATCTCCTTTTCTCTGTTCATTAAACTCTCTTTTTAAAATTTCTTTTTGCCAATCTTGCAACTGTTCGTCATCAATCCAAAAAACCTGGCTCATAGTAATATGTTTCTGCCCAAATATCTGTTGGCGTTTGTAATTGTATCAACGAGCTGTTTGCAATTTCATATGTAGGTGCTTTCATTCTAAATGATGTGTCATCATCTCTATATCGAATGCTACCGGCTGGGTAAAAGTGTGCGTAATCTAATAAGTCGATTTTAGTCAGTAAACCACAAACAAAGAAAATGCTGGTATTCTTATTCATTGAACAGAAAATATACATTTGAGCATCAAGATCTTTTTGATATCCTATGAAGTTGTTTACATATTCTGGTTTAGGATCAACGTGTCTACCCATAGTTTTGACATCAACCTTAACACTGTTCATTAATAGATCATGACCGCCATCATAACCAGGAATAAAACTTGGCTTTAGCCCAAGCATTATACGCACCATGTTTTCTCCCAAAAGCCCAGTGTATTGTTGAGACTTTGTTCCATTAGCAGAATGCCTTTGTCCCATGTTGTTTTCTTGTAGGTACTCCCAGGTCTGTTCTTTTAACCACATTGGCACTTGCTTACTTATCATCTTTGGTCCATTTATATATTAAAAAACAATTCCATAGAATTATAATCAACGCTATCAATATGTTGTCAATCAGATTCGATTCCATTTTCATCTAAATCACGGTTGCACAAATCTACTATATCTGCATTCATATCCTTTAAATTTTAAACGCATATGTGTTTTCACTATCAACCTCGCAATGGTATCCTTGCATCTCCAGGAGTAAAAGTGTTGGCCTTACGTCTATATGCCTGGACTCAAATTTTATGTATTTAGGCTGGATCAGGTCCCAGGGAAATGACTTTAATATAACTGAATCGTAACCCTCTGTATCTATCTTTAAATAATCGATTTGAGTAATACCGGTTACCGATAGTAAAGTATCAAACGACATAGTCTTGACCTCTACAACTTTGGTTAAAGCATCGTTGCTGTTTTTTATCAGTGAACTCATTCCTCTAAAGTCTGGATCTTTATTTGTTACATCTTCTGGGGCTGTATACATTTTGCTAACTCCATCCTTTTCAGTAATAGCAGCATTGATATACTGTACATTATCTAATCTAATAATGTTATCCAGGTACTTTGCAATTGGCTCGACAATTACACCCTTCCATCCGTAATGTGATAAGTAGTTTAAGTTGTCAAAATCACAAGATCCAATCTCCAGGAATGTTTTCATCTCTCTTTGGTGTTAAAGGTTAAAAAAGACCCCATTAACTGCGTGTACCTTGCAGAACCTATGCGCCTTGTTCTTATGGGTAAGGGGTGGGGTCATCTCTTAAATATTAAAGGTTTGGTCAAATATTA